ACGAGACGCTAGCCCACTGGAGGACCAGGACCGACGGCGTGATGTTCCTCAGGCGCGATTGTAGCCGCGCTCGCCCTGGATTCGCAGCGGTTGAGAGGACGCGACGTGCTAGGGTTAGAGATTGGATTGAGCAAAACCATGCCCAAGCAAACGGCCATAGCGCGAACTAGTCGCGCGCGAGATAGAGCCAAGGAACTCGGCACCGACCCGGCATCGAAGGATGACAGGTTGAGCCTGCTCATTGACCTTATGGGCAGCGGCGACTACGTAACCGACGCGACGCTGGCCGAGCTTGTCGAGCTGTTCGCGGAGATGGGCAACCCCATCACGCTTGGGACGCTGGACAACAACGCCGCCGAGGCTGCCCGCATTATCCGCATGGCGTCCGACCCGTCGTCAGCAGTGACACGGTACTGGCAGCGCGCAGCACAGCACGATCGCGAGGTGGACGCCTACGTCGCAGCGACGATTGAGCAGGCCGGCGTGAACATCGCGACCTCGCCCAAGGAGGTGAAGGAGAACAGCGAGGCCGTGGCCAAGGCACTCGAGGCCCGCGAGCGCACCATCGAACGCGCTGGCAAGGTCGCAGGCCTCATCGCTGGGCCTAGCAACGTGGTCGTGACCGTCGACGTGGGCGGCGAGAAGAAGACGGTCAGGGGCGCCGAGCTTGCAGAGTTCTGGCGCCTCACGTGGGCATGGTTCGAGCAGCTTCGGCCCGACGATTACGACCGGTTCGCGGCGTGGGTTGAGAGCGGCGGCGTGTTGGAGGTTGGGGATGAGTGACGATGAACTGGCCGATGTGCGAAGGGCCCACGAAGAGACGCTTAGGCAATTGGAGGCGCTGCGGTACGCGGAGACGATCGCGCTCGATGAGTTGGCTTACGTGGAGGAAAAGCTGAAAGCGATACAAGACGCAAGGCCACTGAACCGCCACAAAAGGATCCCGCAGTTCATCGTTGGTTGTGCGTTCAGCAGCGGCGTAGCGTGCTCTACGCGTCGATCGTCCAGGACGTCAGAGGCCTTGATGCGAGCGTGGAACATCTGCGCGCCCATTGGGTCCAGTGGAACTCGCCGACTGGGCTGATGTGCTACGCGATTACCATCGCAGCTGTAGTGTGGGCAGTGTGGGAGGTGTTTCGACATGACGACTAGCGAAGGCGAGTGGACGGAATGGCGCAAGGTAAGCGAGACGCGCTCAGCAAGGGCGCGAGCGGACTTTTGCGATGGCATGCCCGTGAGCGCCTACGTGGAGATCCGCGACGACAACTGCGGTACTGGTAGGGTCGACCTCAAAGGCCACATTCGCTGGGATGGGTGCGCGAATCTGTCCACGAACTGCATTCACCTGTGCGGCTCTCGCAGCATCGAAGATGTGGCCAGCGCATTGCGCGGCGCGTACAAGTTGGCGGCTGAGGTTGCCGAGATCGAGGGCGAGCCTTGACCTCCCGAGTCAACGCCAACGCCGACCTGCTTTGGTACTACGGCACGGGCGCCGAGACCATGCAGGGTGATATGGGCCTGCGCTCGTCGCTGGGCTCGCAACTGCAAGCCATGCAAGAGGGCCGCGTGTCGTCGCACGGCGTCAACATCGGCGAGATCGAAGACGCCGCGATCGGTCGCTGTCAGTACGCGACGAAGGCGCAGAACATCGAGCGCCGACTGGCCCAGTTGACGCGCAGGCAAAACGAGATCCTTGAGGCCCACTTCAAAGGTCGCGGCTTGCCCTACGGCATCACAAGCGCGGCGGTGTACTGTGAGCACGCGCGGGTCATGTGCGGCACCAAGCGACGGCCGACGAGCGAGAGGCTCCGCGAGGAGTTGATGGCGCGCAAGACGGCCAAGCATCGCGACGTGGAAGGCCTCGACTGGGAGGCTAAGCGCCTCGTGAAGGACCTACTCGACGTGTATGCCGGGCTCGAGATCGAAGCGGCGCAGCCTATTCAGGACGTCAAGCAAGGCTGGGAGCGGACGGCGAGAGAGGTAGGCCGCGTGTGAGCAAGCGACCGCGCCTCAAGCCCTACTACTCGGTGGCGGAACTCGCGCAGATGGCCGGCTGCTGCCGTCGAACGATGTACTACCGGCTTGCCAAGCGAGGCCACAAGTTCACCGGCGCCCCTATCGCACTTTCCGACCTTCGCCTGCTACTCGCCGATTTGTGGGAATCGTTGGAATTGGCAGCGATTCTTGAGCGCGACCGTACCGCATAGCATGTGCAATATCGTGCAAAAGTGTGCAAGGTTTTGGGCGTAGGCTAAGAGCCCGCGCGCAGTCGTGGGACGCCCCTAGACCAATGCGCGCACTAGGCCAGCCATGGCAGCGCGCCCCCGTCTCGCACATCTCATCCCGCAGCGACGCGCCGCACAGGTACGCGCTCAGGAGGAGAGCGACGAGGTTCTGGGCAAGCGCCTCAAGCGCCAGCTTCTGCCGTTGGCAGAGGAGGCCGCCAGGATTGCTAGGGCCAGCGGCGACCCGGCGCAGATCGCTGCGGCTATGCGTGGCATTGAGCACGCGCTGAGGGCGAACGGGATGCTCGACGGCGACGCGCAGCAACAGGGTGCGCCCGCGATCGTTGTGACCGTTGGGCCCGATGAGGAAGCCGAACGGCTGACAGATGACGACCTCGGCACTGAGCGGCCCGCAATCGCCAGCCAGCTCACCTAAGTTCAACTTCAACGCGCCGCAGTGGGCCGCCTGGTCGCACTGGAAAGACGGCGCTACCGTCGTTTGCCCATGGGGCCGCGGCGGTGGCAAGACGTGGTTTATCGTCGTCTGTATGCTGCTCCTCGTGAGCGCATGGGACTACGTGGCGCGCGGCACGGCTGGGCTAACCGGCGTCCGCATCGTCTACATCATGCCAACGTTGGCGCAGTCGAAGAAGACTGTGTTGCCGGTGTTTGAGAGCATGCTGTCGAACATGTTCGGGTTCCTGCGCGGCAGCCTTAACCGCGTCGACTATCGGGTCACATTCCCAGGCGGGAGTTGGATCCAGTTCGTCTCGCAAGAGCAGCGCGAAGGCCTCCGCGGCATTCGCTGCGATGCGATCTTTGCCGATGAGGCCGACGACATCGAGGCCGACTTCTACGACTCGGTCGTGATGCCTTGGCAGTCGGAGCCGTTCTCGCTGCGTCGTAAGATGCTGGGCGGCACTCCAACGCGTGGACGCCAAGGCCTGCTCTACCTGGTGCACCAACGTGGCATCAATCGCGTAGAGGGCCACTACAGCCGCAAGTGGACGTGGCGCGACTTCCCTCGCAGCGTAGACCAAGAGAGCACGGCAGCAATCCGCCGCATGGCCTCAGCCGAGGGCTGGCTGCCTCGGTTCGAGCGTGAATGGGAATGCAACTTCGACAGCGGAGAAGGCCTCGTCTTCCCGATGTTCGACGAGTCGTTTCATGTGCGCGAGCCCGACCCTGCGGCGCAGTGGTCTGAGTGGCTCGTAGGCGGCGACCACGGGTTCTCCGACCCAATGGTCCGGCTTAAGATCGCGGTCGCTGGACACGGCGACGATGCAATCGTGTGGGTCGTTGACGAATACTACGAGACGGGCAAGGCGCCGACCGAGGTGTCAGCCATTGATCTCCAATGGGTCCGCGCTGCCAACATCGGGCGGACGCGCTGGTACCTAGACCCGTCGCAGCCTGGCGTGCTCAAAGACCTGACTCGAATGGGCGCGCGCGTCGTACCAGCGGTCAACGACATCGAGCCGGGCATCTATACGGTCGCGAAGTTCATCGCCAAGCGCATGACCTCGGACGGCCAGGTTTCCGCGCGCCTCTACGTGTCGCCTCGCTGTAGGCACACGATCCGCGAGTTCGGCCATTACCGCTTCAAGAAAGAGCGGATGGGCGACAAGTTCTCCGACGACATCGAAGACAAGAATAACCACGCGATGGATGCCCTCCGCTACGCGCTGCACACGCGCTTTGGCGGGCCCAGCGGCAGGCGCAACGACTACAGCAGCGGCGACTTCACGGCAGGATAAAACCAGATGCTCACTACCCGACAGATCCTGTCTGAGACGTCACCGTCAGCCGCTTCGACGGTGGCCGGAACCGCTCGCGCTTATGGCCTCGCCGCGTGCGAAGGTCTAACCGTCGTGGGTCAGTTGGTAGGCGCCACGGGCGGGACGCTCGACGTGTACCTCCAGACCGCCTACGACGCGGCAGACGTCGCCGATGCAAGCGCCACGTGGTTCGACTTCGCGCACTTCACTCAACTCGCCGCTGGCGCCGCTGCGGTCAAGGTCCTGTGGCATGTCAATCGAGCCACCGCCGTCTCCACCGTGACAACGATCGGCAGCGGGACGAGCCCGGCTCTGGCTGCTGCGACCATTCTCGGTGGCTCGTGGGGTAACCGCATGCGTCTCCTGTTCACCGCTGGCGCTGGCACGTCGGTCGGCGCCGCTACGAGCGTGACCCTCATCGGTCACCGCATGCAGTAATGGGCGAGGTCAAGGGCGAGGAGACTGCGCGCGCCCTCGCGGCGAGCCTGTACACCGCGCGCACGCTCAAGCTCGAGACGTTCGAGCACTACTACAACGGCACGCAGTACGAGGGCCGAGAAGACTTCTTCTCGCCCAAGAATCCCGTGCCGCTGCTCGAGCGCGCGCCGTGCATCGTCTACCCCGTCGTTGAGGCAGCGGTCAGGCAGCACGCCGACTTTGCTCTCGGCGAGGGCCGCTTTCCGACCTTCACGACTGGCATCGGCGAGGACGACGAAGACGACCTGTTTGGTCTGTCCGAGGACGACAGCGAGACGCTGGACCGATTCATCTCGAAGATGTGCGAGCACTCTCGATTCGTTGAGACGTGCCATTACGCGCTCATGGCCGGCGAATCGATCGGCAGCGCCTGTGTCATCTACTCGTTCGACGGCTTCGGATCCCTGAAGGCGGAGCACATCGAGGCCTGCCATGCCGAGCCGACCTTCGACTCTGACGGCTCGCTCGTTCGACTTGAGATCAAATACCCAATCATCGAGTTGTTCGACGCCGAAGACGGCACTGTGCGCGCTCGTTGTATGTTCTACCGTCGCATTGTCGACGCGAACGCCGACACGGTCTTTAAGTTGGCCGAGGTCACGCACAAGGGCGTAGAGCCAAAGGGGAGCGTCGACCAAGACGTATCGACTACACACGGCCTCGGGTTCGTCCCCGCTGTCTGGTACGCGTTCAAGCGACCGTGGCACAAGGCCGGGCAGTTCGACGGTAAGCCGATCCACTGCTCGCAGCTCGACGAGATTGACGCGCTCAACTTCAGCCTGTCGCAGCGTCACCGCGCGGCGCTGTACACCGGCGATCCGCAGGTGGTCGAGGTCGGCGTGGCCGAAGGCGAGAACGTGGCGCCTAGCGGCGCTGCGCCTCGCGCGACGCTCAAGGAGCTGCGCGACAGTGACGGCCGTGTTGTTTACGGATTTGGCTATTCCGAGCGCCCTCGCAGTGCGCGCCAGAAGGGCGCTGGCGTCGTGTGGCGCTACGAGAACCCCGAGGCCAAGGTCAACGTGCTCTCCCTGCCTGGCGACGCGCTTAAGGCCATCAGCGACCACGCGACCGACTTGCAGAACAAGATCGAGGCAGTCCTCGGCTACACGGGCACCAGCCCCGAGCACGTGCGCGGAACGCTAAGCGGCAAGGCCTTGGCCATGCTGTTTGGCCGCACCACGGCCTTCGTTGACCAGGTGCGCAACGACCTGTGGAGCGGGTTCATCCTGCCCTCGCTGTCGCTCATGCTGCGGATGGTCTACGAGGTCAATGCTCGCGCCCCTGGCTCTGTGTACATCAGCGGTGTGAGCAAGGCCGCGCCGATCCTCGAACGCTTCAATCGCGAGGTTGACGGTGCCGGCAAGCGCTGGTTTGCGCCGAGCATCAAGCCCGTTTGGGGCCGCTACTTCGAGGCAGGCCCAGAGGAGGAGACGGCGCAGGTCAACACCGCGGCGACCGCCTTTGAGAAGGGCCTCATCCCGCGCGCCATTGCGATTGAGAAGCTGCGCGGCGTGTTCGTGTTCCAGTCGGCTCAAGAACTGGCCAAGGAACTCGACAGGGCAGACGAAGAGAAGCAACAGCGGGCGCTAGAGATGGCGCAGCAATCAACCAATGACTCAACCGACGACGACAGCGGAAAGCCTGGCAAGCCCAGCAAGCCCAAACCAGGACCAGCCGCAGGCGTGTGATAGCTGCGGCGCGGTCGGCTCGTTCGTCTCTGAGTTCGGTCAGAGCGGGATGGTGCAGTTCTGCGCCGCCTGTAACTTCCGACCGCAGGCCAAGCCGAAGGCCGTAGAGTCGCGTAGAGACGTTGCTACGCCCGTTCGCGTGGTCGCCCCGAGTGGCGATCTTGTCGCGCAGGTAAGGGCGCGGCTTGCGGCTCTCGACGTGGACATTGAGCGCTTGGACGCAATGAAGCGCGAGCGTTCGACGCTGCGCAGGATGCTGAGAGCAGCAGAGGCAAAGCGATGAGAAAGTGTGCTGTGTGCGGCCACGAGTGCGATAGCGCGACGTGCCCGATGTGTGGCGAGGCTTCATGGATCGAGTTGGCTGGCAATGACGCGCAGCCCTCGCCAGAGCCTGAAGAGAGTTCCGATCCGGCCCTCGCGCCGTCAGTGAATAGCGGCCCTTTCCGTAGCCGCAGGAGATAACAAATGGCTGTCATTCAGGGTGCCATCGTTGGCATCACGTTCGATGATGCACACCTCGGCGGTCGTGGCGTCGCTCACGTTCGCTTCACCATGCCCGCCTACACCGCGGTCTCCGACACCGGCAAGCTCGGCTCGGGCGGATACCTGTTCGGCGTCGCCACGACCGACTCGCTGGAGACCATTCTCCAGAGCGTTCGGCGCGACGGCAAGACGCTGAACATCACCGGCGCCATGCAGGGTGAGGCTGGCCGCCACGGCTCGACGGAGTTCTTCGCCGATACCGCCGCGGTGTCGACGAACGACGTAACGTTTGAGCTTGCCAACGTCGGCTCGACCGAGATCGACGCCGCGAGCGGCGTGACCGACCGTCCGTGTGAGATCCTGGTCTCCTACGACCTTTCGTGACCGTGAGTGACTGACGCGCAATGCGTCCTAACGCATCCGCTGGCGGTTAACAGCGCGAAGAGGACAACATGAGCGACGCCACTGATACGGCAGTCGAAGGCACCACTGCGCCCGCGGTCGATGCCAACGCGACCGCCACGACCACGACGACCATCGAGACGCCCAACTGGCTGCCCATGCGATTGGAGCAGGCCAAGCGCAGCGCGCTGTCTGAGGCTCAAAAGGCCCTCGGCGTCGAGTCTCTGGACCAGGCGAAGGCCTTGATCGAGAAGGCTCGTACGCTCGAGGAGCAGAGCAAGTCGGACATTCAGAAGCTCACCGAAAGGCTGGGCGCGCTTGAGCCTGCGGCCACCAAGTCGAAGGTACTCGAAGAGCGCCTCTCGAAGATGGCCGACTCGGAGCTTTCAAAGCTCACCGAGGCGCAGCGCGCCGCTGT